TCATGCCAATAATATAATACCATAATTTATGGTAACTTCAAATAGAATATTGAACATGACCATAATCAAGGAGGAACTTATGAAGAATTTGGGCTATTACGGCCGGCGGAATGTCTGCGGGGAGCGCGTCAGAATGGCACGTCTGGCGAAGCGCATTTCGCAGGAAACCCTGGCCGCTAAAATGCAAACAAAGGGCGTGAACATAGCCCAGGACGCGATCAGCAACATCGAATCAGGCGCGCGCCTGGTCATGGACTACGAACTTCGCGCCTTCGCTTCCGTTCTTCAAGTACCCATTGAAGACCTACTGGACCCGGAAGAAGAATGATCCCACGGAAGAACCGTGGGATTTTTCCTATTGACATTACGTCCAAAATGTCGTAATATGTAGGCAGAACAAAAAGGAAGGCGGGATCGACATGAAATCCGGAAGCACCAAAAGCGAAACGAAAGTCGCGCGCTTGCGCTGTGAACGGGGGCTGACACAGGCCGCCCTGGCGGAAAAAACCGGCGTCAATATCCGCGCGATCCAGAGGTACGAAAGCGGGGAACGAAAAATCGAAGGCGCTTCCCTGACCGTTGCCCTACGGATCGCCGACGCCCTGGGCGTCCACCCGCGCGAACTTATTTGAACATACACACGAAGGCCCCACCCTTGCCATAACAGCGAGGGCGGGGCCTTTTTCTTGCTATAAGGGGGAAATACACATGGCAAAGCGACGCAGATTCAGACATCTATCCTGGAATGACCGCCTTCGGATCGAAGCCTTCTTGAAGTGCGGAAAGTCTGTCCAGGAAATCGCCGACGAAATCGGCGTTCACAGGAACACCATATACAACGAATTGAAGCGGGGGCGTTATACCCACAGAAATTCAGACTGGACCGAAGAAGAACGGTATAGCCCAGACATAGCCGAAGCCGCATACCGTGAACACCTGGCCGCGAAGGGTCCAGACTTGAAGATCGGGAAGGACTATCGACTGGCCGAATACATTGAACGCCGGATCGTCGAAGACGGATATTCCCCGGCGGCCGTCCTGGGCGAAATCAAGGTGAAGGGAATCCAGTTCAACACAACGATCTGTGAAGCGACCCTGTATTCCTACATCAAGAAGGGCGTGTTCCTGACCCTGGAAATGGTTCACCTTCCATGCAAGGGGAAGCAGAAGCGCCCCTACACGAAGGTCAAGAAGAACAAGAAGGCCGCCAGGGCGTCGGCCGGAAAGAGCATTGAAAAGCGGGACCCAGAAATCGACACCCGCGAGGAAGTCGGACACTGGGAAATGGACTGTGTCGAAGGCAAGAAGAAGACGAAGGAAACGCTTCTGGTCCTGTCTGAACGCAAGGCCCGGAAGGAAATCATGATCAAAATGAAGGACCAGACCGCCGGAAGCGTCGTCGCGGCCCTTGATCGCCTTGAGCGCAGATACGGAACACTTTTCTACAAGATATTTCAAACGATTACAGTTGATAACGGAAGCGAGTTCGCCGACGTCGAAGGACTGGAACGGTCCTGTCGCCGGAAGGGCAAGCGGACGACGGTCTTTTACTGCCACCCGTATTCTTCCTATGAACGCGGCACAAATGAGAACATAAACAGAATGATCCGGCGCTGGTTTCCGAAGGGGACCGACTTCGGCCAGGTCCCGAAGAAGGCGATCCAGGCCGTCGAAGACTGGCTGAACGCCTACCCGCGCGAAATCCTGGGCTTCCGGTCCGCTGACGAAGTCTTCGCCGAAGGTCTGGCCGCCCTGGGGTAAAAACTTTTTTCAGGTTTTTTACAATTTAATCTTGACTTTTGCGAAGGCGGGATTTAATATTAGATTGTGCAAAGGTCAACGGCCTTCGCACAGTCTAATTTTTTTATGTGGGGGTCCTGGTTATGAAGAAAATGACCGTTCGGAAAATGCTTGAAAATATCGTCGTGAAGACCGCTGGTCTGGACGTGAAGAAGTTCTACCTGGTGTCTATGGACGGCGAAGTCGTCACGGCTGACTTTGCGGTCGATTTGATCTGCAAGGTCGCGACGTGGAATGTCCTGTGGGAAGTCGAAATCGTGGCCGCGAAGCGTTACGAAGACGTCGTCACTGTAATCTACAACCCGGACGTTGAGCAGACCAACGGGGACCCCGACAAAAACCTTTGGTGACGCCGCCAAAGGAAAAGAAAGAAGGTGAAAACGTGGCAAGACAGTTCAAAACGATCGAGTTCGACGACCGAAAGACGATCGCTTCCATGTATGCGAACGGGGCGATCGCCGGCGAAATCGCCCAGAAAATCGGCGTGTCGCGAACCACCGTCTATACCGAGTT